AGACCCGCAATTGCGGCGGCGGTATTTGCATTTCTACGAGCCATAACGCTCCCCTAGATTAGTAGCAGCCGCCCTTTTTCATGCCGAGAGGCTTGCTACCCGACATCTTGACTGTCGCGGCCTTGGTTTTGCCCTTCTTGGCAATTCCATCAGCCTGCTTGTGACCCGCTGCAAGACCACCTTTCCTCATGCCGCCGGGGCGAAGTCCAAGGGCGGGAGGATCAAAGACGGGAGGATTGATCTTGTCAAATCCTTCGCCGCCGGGACGACCGCCCATATTGCCGGGACGGGAACCCACGCCGGGACGGCTGCCGGGAGGCAATTTGTTTGTCACACCCGTGCTGAAGCCACCGGGCTTGCCAGAGGTAAACCCACCCGTGTACTCGCCAGTGCGAGCAGGCATGCTGGAAATACCGCTCGTGTCGCGGGTCGGCAGGCTTGAGAAACCCCCCATCGCCATCTTCTTCTTGCCCTTCATCTCAGCCATCTCATGCTTGAGCATGGACTTGGGAGCGCCCTTCTTCTTCATAAAGGCAATCTCTTTACCAACCATCTTTTTGGATTCAGCCATTTCGCCACCTTCTGCAAAAAGTTTCATCTTTCCACGGTGAACCGTGGGCTTGTTAATTGCCTGAAGATCAGCGCGAGTCTTGCTACTACTCTTGCCAAACTTCATACCTTTGTCCTCTTCCACAAACTCTTCCCCAACAGATTTGGGGACACCCACCTTTTTGGCAAACTTGGGGTTGTTTGCCACAGCCGCCATGAAATTGTGCTGCTTCTTGCTAACGCTAGGCATCGCCGTCTTTCCGCTTGCGGATCAACTCAAAAAACGTTTTGCCAGTCACCATCTCCGCAATCCGCATCAGTGTCCAGATGGCACCGATGAGGCCAAATATGGGAGTAAGCAACTGCAAGAAAGAAGTGATGGCCGCTAGTGCAGCCATGATGTCCAATGTATGCTTAATGGTGTCGTGATGCTGTACCATGATTAACGCATCCTGCCCTTGGTTTTACCCTTGACAGCGCATCCGTCTGCCCGCTTGGAGGCTGAAGATGCCATGCCGCCCTTCGCCATTCCACGCCCGGCCCCTCTGGCGGCATCTGCGGCTTTTTTTGCAAGATCTGCCACGGTACGCTGTTGGGCCAACTTGGTGGTGTAGGAAGTGGCGGGGTTGTACGTCCCGGCGGTATAGGTGCCCGTGGCAGTGTTGCCCGGGCCTTTCAGCGCCCTGTACTTGTCCTCTTCCATCCGCATGAAGGCCCCATAATTTTGGGCTTGGGGGCTGCCAATTGGAAACTGTCTGCGCCCCGCCTGAACTTGGCTATAAGCCGCCTCATTTGCGCGTTGTTTTGCAAACGCGGGTTCTTGCGTCATCCTTTGTTGCAGGTTTACGCCACCCATTCCGCCCACGGCCATCTTTTGCTTTGCCATTTTTACTTTTCCCCCATGCCTGTATCCCTGCTCATAGGGATCGTATGGATTTCCCATAGAGGGCAAGCCCATGTCCTGCCCGGTTGGATTGATGACGGACGGGCCAAACGGGTTCTGGGGCTGCTCGTCCCCGTAGTTTGGCAAGTAACCGCCGGCAGCAAGTTTGCGCTTCTTCATGTCAACAGTTCCAAGCCCGCAGGCTCTTGTTGATCCGACTGTTTGGATCGTTGGCTGTCTTGGCGCTGGTCAACTTCTTCTTCATGCCCTTCATACGGGCGCAGAAGGAGTCTCGGCGTGGGCCTCCCTCGGGCTGCGGGGCTTTCAGTCCCGGCTTGCCCGGATTGGCAGCGTTGTAAGAGGCACGCCCCTTGGCGTTTAAACCGCCCTTGGGGTTCTTGCCTTCCGCTCGTTGCCATGCCGGAGACTTAGCCATAGAACACCACAGCCGTAGTGCCCGTGCCAGTCACAGTCACATGGATGTTGGTGGAACAGATGACGCCTTCTCCGGGGATAACCACAGAGAAAGGAGTTCCATCCTGCACGGTAGCGGTCGAAATGACCGTCGTGCCGCTTGCCCCGCCATCACGGACAACCACCGTTCCGGTGGCGGTTCCGGGCGTTACAAACAGCCCCTTGAGGCGGGTGCGGTCATTAAACACGGTATTCGTGCTGCTGACATAGCCCGCCTTGACATCAGTTTGCATCATTTTGATGCACTCCTATTACCAAACTGCGTTGGCGACGGGGATGTAGTAGGTCGTGCCGTTTTGCCCGACGATGGTGATGTAGGCAGCAGCCGAGAAACTGGCCGGGGTTGCCGCTGCCGTGGGGTTTGCGGTCGTCAGGGTGCCGGAGGCTCCCAAATCAACACTGCCAGACACGTTGCCAGTGAGATTGCCCTCAAAGCCGTTATCGGACTTAACCGGGCCGGAAAAGGTAGTGCGAGACATCGCGTGTTCCTCAATTGCGCTTGCTGTCTGTGAGGTCAGTCCGCCAAGCCGGTCAGCAAGCAGTTTGGAAATCTTGGACTTGTGTGTTTATACACCCAAGCGTTTAAAAAGAAAAGGGGGGTAACCCATTTCTGAATTACCCCCCAAGTGACATAGCCCTCTCGCTACATCAATTTAAGACGCACCGGGCGATCCGTAGATTCCCAGCGGGTCAGACACGCCAAACGAATAACGCTCGCGGGCCTTGTACCGCACGTTGCCCGTGTCGAAGTCACCGTCCATCGAGTTGGACAGCGGCATACGCACGAAGTGCTTCAGACCGTTGGGAACGTCCGTGGTCAGGAACCAAGCGTTCGTGTCGGTCAAGAAGTGGTTCACCGTGTAGCCCTCGGGGATCGAACCGTTGTTCTTGATGGCGTTGATGTCGTTGTCGGCAGTCGCCACCCGGAGTTCAGTCTCCAGCAGACGGGTTGCCACGAACATCAGAGCCGGCGGAACAATCAGTTTCCGGGGCTTGGCGGCGATCAGCAGGCCACGCTCGTCCGTCCATCCGGCGATCTGAATGACGGCGTTTTCCAACGACGTTTCGTTCAGGTCAGCGGCAACGGCAGGGCGGTTGCTGTTGGTTCCACCAGAGATCAGGGGGTGAGCGGTCGAGAACAGGCTCACACCGTCGCCATAGGTGACGCCGGAGTTGAAGCCTTGGTTCAGGACAGCAGCCGCCTTGACCTGCTTGGTGTACGCCATAGCACGAGCCAGCGCCTTGGTATAACGAGCCGAGAGGCTGTCATACAGGTTGTCCTCAATCGCCTCTTCGGTGATCGAGAAACCCATAGCGATGGTTTCGTGGTTGTAGCGAGCCGTCCAAGCCTCTTGGGCGTTGTCATAAGCAATCGCCTGACCTTCGGGTTTGACGGGCGCTGCGGAGAAACCAGCAAGTTTGGTTTCTTCTTCAAACGAACGCTCAGAGGTCTCCGTTTCGTAGATCTCTTTGTGTTCTTCGCCGTAGCGTGCGTACTCCAAGCCAAACAGGGCGTTAAGACCCGGCAGGAGTTCTTTCAGTAGTTGGGCACGAGAAATTGCCATTTTTGATTACTCCTTAGATGCCGGTTGCAAAGGCATACGAGTGGTAACCCTGATTCCACTTGACCAGAACTTCGGGGTACCCGACGAAGGTCAGAGCGGTGCCAGAGGCCAGCGTAATTGCGCTTGAAACGGTCAGGGTCGTGCTGTTGACGTTGGTAACGGTGATGAAGTTACCTGCCAACGAACCCGTTCCGCTCGGGGCAATCAGTTGCATACCTGCCTGAAGGCCGGTAATGGCCGCTGCCAGCGTGACGGTGGTCGAAGAACCAGAGGTGCTGCCGGTGCCCGACAGGGTCACAGCAGTCTCAGGAACCAGACCAACAACGCGGAACGGACGGCCATTCACCACAGCAACGTTGCCGGTGCCGTTGGTGGGTTGGTCGCCAGACACGCCCATCGCAGAGTTGCCCGAAGCGGTAGACCCGGCGGTGCCAGTCACGCAGTACAGGTTGTTGCCAACGAAGTTCGGCGCGGCGTAGCCAACCGTGGTGGCGGTGTTGCTCAGACCAGCCGAGGGCTGACCAATCATCACAGCCTTGAAGACCGCACGGTCATCATCCACAACATAAGCCACGATGTCGTTTGCCAAGACACTACCGGGGTAGTACTGGGCGAACTGCTTCTGGCCCGTGGTGGGGTTGGTGTACGAGCAGCCGACGAACACGCCCACTTGTCCGGCAACTGCCGTCGTCGTGGTCGAGGTCGTCATGGCGGTCTTGGCGACCGTGCCGTTCGCAATCAGTTCAACAAGGTCGCCGTTGAACAAGGCGGTGCCATAGTTCCGCTCAATCGGAAAATGGCGGATTGCGCCAGCATAGGGTAGGCCGTTCAGTTCATTGATCGGCTTGAAACCGTATGCGGCGTCAACAGTGGGGTAAGCCATTTGTGACTCCTAAAAGTTTAAGATCCGCGCCCGAATTTCACTTCGGAGCGACGCTCCTTGAAGAGAGGCATCCGGGCATCACTTTCGCGCATGAAGTTGTTGTCAACAGATTGCATTTGATTATCAGTTTGTTGCTGATAATACTCGTCTCTCTGCTGCACAAACTCAACGGGTGTTTTGCAAAGGATGAGGCCGCCAATCTCAATACTGTCTGGAAACCGGGATTTTTCCCCGACCTGCATCAGTTGGATTTCGGGATGCTCAGAAGCCTTTACGGGTTCCCAGCCTTCGCGGAGTTTTGAGGAAATGTTCATCGGATCAGGGTTGTTCAACGTACTGATACGAATCCAACGGAAGGCGTAACCCGGTTCCGGGTTGGGATTCGGAAGAAGTTCAGGGGGACGCCACTTTTTGGGGCGCTCTGACTTCTCACGGGATTCCAGATCTCGGGGGGTACGTTCAGCCATTTTGATTCCTCATTTGTTCCGCAATTGCTCTGGCGTATTGCTCATTCGTAAGACCAAGACGCTTGGCAATGTTGACTTGTGACTTCGTAAGCACGATCTTTTTAGGCGCTGTGCTTCGTGTTGCCGGGGCTACAACTGTTGACTTTTTAACAGGCTTTTCAGAGGGAAACGCATCTGGGAAAACCTGACGCATACGATTGTTGATACGCTCGTAATACTCGTCGCTTGCTGTACTTACCCCACTTTCCACAAGTTTTCGATGTACCGTAAGAGCAAGGGCCGTCATTTCGTCGTCTGTACCAAACCACGGATTGGCTTCTTGCCACGCAGCGGCTTTGGGATCAACTCTTGGAGCCTCTCTTACAGTTTCTGGTGCAGTTTGTACCACAGGTTTTTCCTGTTGTACAGGTGCGGGTTTAAAATTGTTTACACGTTCTGCCCTGATTTTTGCCGCCATGATTTCTTCTTGGGCGGCCACCAGAGCATCTGAATCTCCGGCCTCATAGGCTTCCTTGTATTTCTTCTTGGCGGTCTCCAACTCGTTTTCGACGACCTTTTTGGCCTGCTCGATCAATACTTGTTGGGTCTGCCCATGAGTACTTTGGAGGCGTTTGTTCTCCTCCACGAGTTGTTGGGCAAGGCGCACGGCCTCCTCCCGCTCACGCAGGGCAGCCTCTTTGGCCCGCCGCTCTTCGTGATAACCCTTGGAGAAGTGCTGAATCCGCTTCTTAACACCCTCTGAATACTGGGAAAGTTCTTCGTCAGTAACCTCTGAAGGAGGCTCTTTCATCGGGGTGCGGTCACGGTCTTCTGGCGGGGTGTCGTCTACAACCTCGACCTCCGTATCGCCTTCGACCTCAAACTCAACCTTATCGGGTTTACCCTCAGACTTTTCGTCTGGGAACTTGAATTCTTCCTGTCCTTCTGCCATTTCCTACTCCTTATGCTCGGCTGATACCACGGGGATCTTGGACAACGGCTTCGACGCTATCGTCATTAATCAGACGAAACTCTTTGCCGTGGATCTTGATTCGTGTCCCGGTATTCGGGCGCACGAGGATGAAATCCCCCGCCTTGCATGAGGCTCCGCTAGGAAAGCGGTTTTTGTCCTTGTAGGCATCCGGCCCCATTTTGACGACGAAGAGAACCGGGGAAAGCACCTCTTCGTAATGAAGGGTTTGACCGGCTTTGACCAGTCCGCTTTCGTAGTTTTCTTCAATCTCTGGGAGGACGCACAAGAGATGGAAGGTTGAGGGGTCTGGAATCTGGCGGGCCTTTTCCTCTGCCGTTTGGGGCAGGGTGGTGGCGGTCTCGCCGTCTTGACTTACAAGGAGTTCACTCATCTTCTTCACGCTCCATTCTTCGCACGAGGTCGTTGATAAAGGAATGTGCGACGGAGAGACCCCGGATCTCGCCACACATGGATTTGTATTCGGCATAGTCCCGCGCCGCGCCATCTACTAGAGCGTGGGCGATGGCCTCGCGGTGTTCTTCAATGCTTTTGATGACCACGGAAAACGCAGTGGCTGCCATTTAAACCTCACTGTTTTGGTATTGGTTTGTTGGGACGGGGCTTGAGGACAGTCTTGAGCATGTCCGCCCGCATCTGCTTGTCGCTGTTACGCTGTTGGGCCTGTAGCCGCAGTTGCTCCTTCTGGGTCTCCACCGCCAGCCGCTCCCGCTCAAGGCGGATCTTTTCTTGGGCGATGGCGAAGTCTCTTTGGCTGTCGGCCTCCTTCCTTTGGAGTTCCTGAGCCTTGAGTTGGAGTTCTGCCTGCTGCATTTGGAGTTGCGGGTTCTGGGCCATCTCCTGAGCCTGAGCCTGCTGGGCCTGCTGTTGGTTGCTCTGCAACAACTGTTGAGCAGCCTGAGCCACAAGGCGGGAGATCTGAACCTCGGTCTGCTCGTCCAGTTCAGCATCCGGGGCGGTCATCTGAACCCCGAGTTGCTGCTCAATCTGGTTGCGATACTCAAACGCCATGTGTTCGGCAATATGAGCCATGACTGCCGACATCATCTGCTGACCCATCGGGGACTGTCCGATCATTTGCATGATCATCGGGTCTTGGATCAGGGACATGTGGGTCGCAATATGAGCCTTGTGATCCTGATAAATAAAGGCTTTTGTGGGCTTGCCCGTCAGGAACGACATGTTCTCCGACACCGGATCTCGGGGTTTCTGCTCCATCTCGGTAGGAATCAGAGCATCTGCGTTCTTGATTCCAAGAACTTGGAGCATCTGCCTGTGAAGTTGGGGCAGGTCGTAGAGTTGCGGTGCGCCCTGTGCCAGTTGGAGGGCAGCCTGATACTGCATGATCCGCTGCGCCATCGTGGCGGCGTTGGGATCAGAGACCGGGATCACCTCGACAAGGTCGTAGTCAGACTGCTTTGCGGCCCGGTCTCCTCCTACGGGGATGTAGGAATAATCCGGCGGCATGTAGTCCCTGATGATCTGCTTGAGGAGTTTAAACTCCATCTTCAGGCTTGCGTGTACACGCGCCTGCACGGCAGACATCGTCTTGAGTTGCCTCTCCAGAATTGCCAGAGTCGTCCCGACCGGGGCCTGAGACGACATGTCTGACAACTTCAGATCACCAATCGCGGCAAGCCTTCTGCCCTCTTCCGTGATCCTCTCAAGAAGCATGGACAGAACCTGACTTGGCTCCTTGTATGGGAGCGGCATGATGTTGTCACGCAGCGCCCCGGAGGGGATGTCTACATCGCGGAACTCGCCGGGGGCGATGGGGGTATCGTCACCCTTGACCCGAAGTCCCCGGGTTTTAAGCCCGCCGGGTAAGTTGCTGAGTGTCCCTGCGTCAACAAGTTGTCGAATGATCGCAGTACCAGCACGAGCGTAACCGCCAATAATGTGAATGAAACCAAGACCATAAGCACCAAAACCCGGGATATAAGTGTATTGGACGAAGTGCTGTCGCTTGAGTTTTCGAGGGTCGGATTCATCCCAATTCCGTCGTATAGATAGAACCGTTGATGTACCTCGTTCAATTGTGATGACGTACGGGAGTCCAATTCCTGTTTCTTCGCCGTCGTCATTTTTGTCTTCATAGCCCTTGAGATCCCAATCAACGTGGATTTCCAAGACCTGATAGCGGTCGTCGTCTGTCAGGGTATAGCCCTGCTCCTGTGCCTTTTTCTTTTCAATGTCGGTAAAGATTCTTACCGGCTCTCCCAGTTCTGCCTCTTTGTAGAACCCTGCCGCCATCAATTTCTTGAGGTCGTTCTCGGTCTTACGCATCACATGGGTGGCGCGTTCTGCCGTGTAAACGTTGGAGGCTCCGTAGGGAATGATCAGGTCTTCGGCCTGAATGTAGGCGGCGACCTGCCGTCCGACCGTGGGGTCGTAGTACACCTTCTTGAATGCCGAGCCGGCCAGTCCCAGAGAGTAGAGCATCCGCTCGTGTTCCGGCCTGTACTCCACCATCTCGTCGGTCAGCCGGTAGTTCATGTCATCACGAACCCGGTCTGCCGATTCCTGATTCTGTTGGGTGACCTCCCCGATGATCTGGGTCTTGACCGGGCCTTGGGAAGGAAAGGTCTCCGTGATCATCTCTGACTGGAACCGGATTGCCGCCTCGGTCAGGATCGGGGAGTAGACCCCGCAGGCTCCCATCCAAGGCTCTGCCCTTTCTTCATACTTCATGCCAAGGACTTCAAGTCCCTTGACATACATGTCGGCCCAGTCCTTTCTTGAGTTGATGTCCGCATCAACAAGGGCGACCAACTCGCTTGCCAGACTCTGGAGTTCTCCATCGTCCATGTACTCGGCAAGGTTTGCATCAAAATCCTCTGCGGTTTCAGGCTCCTTTTCGAGGGAGATCTCAAGCCCGCCAACGCCAATCTTTACCGCCTCTGGATCCACAATCTCAATTTCAAACGCCGGCTCATCCCCCATTTCATCTGGGTTCAGGGGCGTCATTGCGGAATCAAAGTTTGTTGCCATGATGATCCTTAGTAATACGCAACTTTTCTAGCCGGGGTGAATTCTTCTTTCTCATCAGAATCCAGTCTGATCAACCCACCAGCCCTGAATCTGAGCATCGCTTGAACAGTAGAGTCCACCAAGTCATCATGTTCTGCATTTGGAAATGAAGCCATCTGCTCTACCACCTCGTGCGCCCATCTCCTGTCAGGTGCCCAGACTTTCCCAGATCGGAATATATCCGCTACTGAGTTCAAACGGGCAAATTTATCGTTCGGAACCTTCTTCGTCCCCCTGGTCGGGGTGTACTCCGAAACAATCAAGCCCATCTGCCTCAACTCATAAATCAAAGGCGCACCAGCCGCCTTGGCTTCAATCAGACAAACATCCGGCTCCCATTCCTTATACATCTGGAAAGCCTTGTCCTTCAACTCAGGAAACTCCATCCGACTCTGAAAAGCATCCAACAAAATCAAGTTTGGATCCCTCTCATTCTCATTCCTGTAAAACACCCCCCAAGTCGTACAGGCCGAATAGTCAGCCCTCTGGCTCTTGGTAAAAGCCGTGTCCCAAGACTGAATGATGAACTCACACTGCGGAGGATCCCCCTCCCAGACATTCCACCACTCCCTTTTTACTATTGCCCCCTCTTCACCCGTAGGATTCTGCTGATACTGAGCATTCCACTTGGCAATCGGGAGTTCCTCCCTCAAAGCCTCCAGTTCCGGCAACGACCAAAACTCCGGCCACAACGGACTCCCGCTGGGCATGATCGCAGGCAACTCAATAATCTCCCACTCCTCAGTCTTGTCCCGAGAAACCGCATCCCTAATGATCCGACCCGTCAAATCCCGGTCACCCCAACGGGTGTTGTGACTTACAAAACCATTGGCAATGAAGTTTTCCGTTCTGTCAATCTCAACATCAAAGACTTCCTCTTCGCCGTCCGGCTCAATGCTGACTATCTGATCCGTTGTGAAGTCTGAGATACGCCGCAGCGCGTTCAAGTACATCAGGCGTCTTTCCGTATCCGACTGCCAAGTTGCAGTCGTTGCAGAGTAGCCCCCTGATGCGCCCGGAGGCGTGGTCATGGTCGATGCACAACTTCCCGCCCCAATGAGCACGGGTGTTGTCGGCAGAAGGCTCTTGGCCGCAGACATCGCACCTGTTTTTGCGCTCTGCAACCATCGCATCGTATTGTTCAGCATTAATGCCGTACCGATGCTTGATCCGATGTCGCCGAGATTCTTCCGAAGATTTTTTTGGTAAATATTTTTGGCGATAGTGGTTAGAGCAAAAACCACGGCTTGTAACCGATTTTTTACATCCGTATTCTGAGCAGACTGCCCCCTTCCATTTCCCGTGATGCCCAAGCGGCCTTCTTGGTGCATCTGGGTTTTTTCGGTGGTAGGACTCTCTTGACATACAGGCTTGGCATAACCCTGGCTTTGTCTTTGCCCTTGGAGGTCGATTGCAGCCTTCGTTGCTACAAGTTCGTCCCCCACCCGCAACTGATGCAACCTCGTCCATTCCAACACCCCTTCGTTCATCACAAGAAACGGATGCCTCTTGTTTGCACGAAGAATTCTGCCAGATTGTGTTCGTATCCGGTATACAGAATCAACACCACTTGACCGCCAGTTGTTGACTTTGGCAGTGGTCAGTTTCCCTTTTTCAAAGGTTGCAACCAAATCCCCCGGCCTAATGTGTGCAAGCGGCTTTTCATTTCCATTTGCCATCAAGACCGGCGTGTCGCCAGTCATGCACATCACAATCACAATAGCCCCACCAGGCTGAAGACGCTGCCGAGGGCCAGAGGTATACCACTCATAAACCTTGTCAAAAACCTCTGCACCACCCAAAGTGGCCTCCTGCTCAGAATGCGGATCATCAATAATCAACAAATCCGCACCCTTACCCGTCACAGTACCCCCAACACCAATCGCAAAATACTCCCCATTCCTGTTCGTGGCCCACCTCCCAGCCGCCTTTGAGTCCTGCCTCAAAGAAACATCAGGAAATACCTGCGCATACTGCTCACTCATCACCAAATTACGGACTTTGCGACCAAAATTCACAGCCAAATCAGCCGTATTACTCGTCTGAATCACCTTTTTCTGAGGAAACTTGCCCAAAAACCACGACGGCAACAAATAAGAAGCAAACTCACTCTTCGTGTGCCGAGGAGCCATGTTAATAATCAACCTCTTGACCTTCCCCTGAGCAATCTCCTCAAACTTCTTGGCCATCAAAGCATGATGCCGGCCATGTATAAACCCCGGCCACATCCTCTTGACATAAGCCATAAAAGACTTCTGGCACCTCTCCCTCTCCAAAGCATCCTTGTACTCAGAAACCTGAGCCAATAAAGCCTCCTGCTCCGCCACAGGAAGTTTTCCAATCAAATCCTCAAGCCTCATCTCACTCCAAATTCCTAAAATTTACATACACCGGCCTCAACGACCGCCCCTTACCCTCCAACCTCTTCAACGCCCCCAACTCCACCAACCTGTCCACCAACTTCTTCGTGTTCCCCAACCCCATCTTCCCCCTCACATACGCAATATCCCTCAAAGTCGGCGCAAAACCATACCTCTTCCACCACTCATCCACCACCAAAAACACCTCCCTCTGCGCCGGACTCATCTTCCCCTCCAAATCACCCCTCTCACCCCATACCCTCCTCATCCCCTTCACACCAATCACCACACGAGGAGCCTCTTTTCCCTTCAAAATCATAGACTTACACCCATCTCTTCAACCATTTCCTCACTCTGGTAACGTTACCACATGACATAAAACACTTTAACAAACGCTCGTAAGTCCTTGATTTATATACCCCCCCCATCATGGTACCAATTTCAAACATGACCGGGGGGGTCTCCTATTCCGTGGGTGGGAAAACCGACCCAGAATCAGACTTTTCGGGCGGGATAGTAAGCAGGTGCGGGGCGCGCGCGTCTGCCTGAG